CTGGAGCTAAGTCAGGGCAAGCAACAAAGGTTGCTGGAGATAGAGAAGAAAATGTAGATGGAACCCAAACATTAAATGCTGGTACATTGGCCATGAATGCAATGGGCAGCATGTCTATGGCGGCCCAAAGTTTTCAACAAAATATATCTCATGGTTCAGAAGAAGTAATTACTGGATTAAATGTAATGAACCAAGGGAAAATATACGGCAAACAAGTTTCGGTTCAAAATGGAGTTATTGATATAAGAAGTGCAGATGTAAAAAACTCTGGCGGCATTATGATACAAATGAATGAATTACCGGCGTTTAGTCCGTCTGCCGCAAAGACTTCGGCTGGCGGTTATTTGGCAATGATGCCGGCAGATGATAAAATCAGTGCTGATATAGAATTATTTTCACTATTTGGATCTCTTACGATAAAAAATGAAACAGGTGAAATTTCACTAGCAAATAGTGATAAAGGTGGTTCTAGTATTCTTCTTTCAGCTATGGGAGCAGGAAGTACTTTTACGTTGGAAACTGCAGCAGGGGGCGCAATAGCAATAGATGCTACAGGATTAATTTCTATAAAGAATGATGTAACTTCTTTAAGAAATATTATAGCTACACTTTATAAAGTAATGGGCGATCATACACATGGATATATGGATCTGGGGCCAACCGGGCCTCCGGTTTTGAATAAAACATTACCAAATGTAACTGAAGATTGGTATACATCTATTGTTGAAGATCAAGCAAATTTAAATGCATTAATGGCAGACTAATATGAAAGATCAAAAAGAAGAAGAATGGCAACAACCAGATAGATTTGTTCCACACCCCAAGTTGTTTGAATTAATGAGAAAAACACAAAGATTAATAGAATTAGAAAATAAATTAATGACACGAGTAAAAAATACATTGATAGAACATCAAAAGGGAAAAGATGGCGGACGAACAAGCTGATCAATGGTCTTCCCAAACCCTAGGTGATATATCACATTTAAAAGGGTTTTTTGAAGCCGCTCAAAAAGGTTTAGAACTTCATAAAGAGAATGCAGCTTTTATTAAAAACGTTTACGAAATTAATAAAGCATTGTTGCTTGCTACTGTAGATCCGCTTTTTGCCGCAATTGATGCAATTCTGGATGAAATTTTAAAATTATTAGAAGATTTACGAGGATTAGGGTTTTATTATTTGCCTGTTCACGCTGAATCAGTTGACGCTAAAAGTACTTTACAAAGACACCCTGTTACAGGAGGATTATTTATAGGTGGCAAATATTATGCAAAGGCAACGAGGGCTAAGAAGCCGCCTTTTGAGCTAACAAAAGCAAGTAATCTGGGAACTGATGTGTTAGCAAAAGATATTGATTCAGGCGAACAATTATATGTTGAAGATACTACGTTCAAAAAATTTGATGGTGATATTGATTTAACCACAGAAAATGCTTTTATATACATTAATCAGGCATTAGGATTAATAACTCTTACACCTGGTGGGATATTACAAACTATTGATAGGTCTTTTGATGATGAAAATGATACACCTAAAATTGTTGGACGCCAAGATATTTCTGCAGACACTGTAATGTCTGAAGATTATTATTTGTCTGGCAGACCAATATTTACACCTTCTGCAACTGTAGGTGGAATTATTATTATTGCTGGCGCGCCAGATTTTGATAAGTTTATGGAGATTTTAGAAGCCTTTCAAAAACTTATTGATTTAGAATCTTTTGAAAAATTAATAAAAAGTGTAAAGGCAATATGGACTAAAAATGCCAAAAAGAAACATACTATAAAAGTATCTTGGATAAGTAATAAAAATATTAAAGCAACCTCGGTCGGGGGGGTGGTCACGGGGAATGTAGGTGGGGCGAGTGGAGGCTATGAAGAAGAAGATGATACAATGGGCCAGTTTAATGTTATGGACCAGAAAAAAACCCCAAAAATTTTGATGAATAATAGAGCAGGTGTAAAAGCGAGGGTTATTAATGTCATCAGTACTGAAAGTATGATAATACAGGAATTAACAACTCCTTCCCATTTGACAGATTCACATAATATTGAATTAACATCTAGCGAAATTAGAAAAAGACATACTCAAATTAGAGTAAATAAAAATTTAGTGCCCTATCAACAACAAGAATTAGAAATTGAATATATTACTTCAGGGGACGAATTTAAAAAAGGTGATATTGTTTTTGAGGCTTTACCAACTACAAAGAAAGATATTGTTGAACTAGACGATACAGGCTATCCATTACCCAGCACTATCACATATGCCGATGGAGGATATGCGGAGAAGTCCGGAGATGAGGACCCATCCGTTGCAGGTAGTCCAGCTGGAAGTGAATATGCCCAAATTGATGACGGAATCTGTGTTGCTGGAAAAATAGTTGAAGAATTTTATGATGGAGGCCAGCCTGAAAAACCAGATTGGAGAGGGAAGAGATTAGAAGAATTAATTCCTCCAATGGGCGCGCTTTTAGACAGAACTGAAGGTCACGTTAGAGGAATGAAAGGAACAGTTCAAAGTGCTAAGAAGTCAATTGAACCAATGATAAAATATTTAGATTCAAAAATGGATGAACTTCAAGCATTTTCTAATGAAGTTACAGAAATTCTAGAATTATTTGCGATAGGTATTCCTGCAGCCGGAATATACACTTTATATTTGGCCCCTAAATTAGGTGGCACAACTGAATTTAGATCTAGAATGTTAGCAGCTGGAGGGCCTCGTAAACCACCAGAAGCATTAAAGTTTTGTGCCGGTGTTTGTTTCTTAGGTGGAGGCCCAACAGGAGGCCCATTAATTAAATCTATTGAAGCTTTAGCATTATTATTAGGTTTAAGAAAACAAACACCAGCTGAAGAAAAACAATCCGCGAAGATGGATGAATTAGCAACACCTATTTTTAAAGATGAAAAATCATATAATGCAGGTGATTTATTATATTATAAAGGTGTTAATTATGAATGTTTATTAAATGGTACATCAGGTGAATTACCATTAATAAAAGATTGGGATGGTAAAAATATTATTAATGCAGTATATTGGAAATCAACTGGATCTATTGGAGAAGAGGATGAAGAAGTCATAGTTGGTGATCCTAGAACTCCTGAAGAATTAAGAGTAGCAAAATTAGATTTTTTAAAAGCAACAAAAAAAGCTTTAGGTGATATTTTAAAAAAGTTAAATGGTACTGGTGGCGGCGCTGCTAGTTTAAGAAAAAAAATAAATGATGTACCTCTTTATGGGGTAATGGATCCAACTCAAAGCCCTCCCAAGTTTTTATCTTCTGGCGCAAATGAAGCCGTATTTTATGAACTCATTGGATTGAGAGATAATGATTTAAATGAATTGGATTTATTGGTACAAAGAATTAATGAAATATTGATAACAGTAGAAATTAATACGATTCTAGAAACACCAGATGCAGATGTGATTCCTGGTAGTTTAAGATCTAAAGGAAAATCATTATTAATTTTGAAAGGTGAATTTGTAGACGAAGTTGATGATTTTGAAGCAGGTCAAAGACAAGTAAAACAGAATACAACAATCACTATTATGGATCCTAGTAATCCAGGATCAGACTCAGTAAGAACTGTTCAGTATCTGTCAAATACAACTGTAGCTGTTCTTGATGAACCGTTCAAGCTTGATTTAGAAGAAGCTTTACCTTATGATGTAGTCCTACGGAAAGACGATTGGGACACAGATTATAAGTATAAAACAGAAAATAATGCTAATGCTACTCATTATTATCATCCAGGATATAGATTACGAGAATTTAAAGCGAGGGCGAATACTATTTCTACTTTCATGACTGTTTCAGGGACTGAATATAAAACATTACCAAAACATGAACAAGGTTCTCGTTTTGGTCAGGCTGCTGAAGGAAAATTTCGAACTACAACACAATATCCAGTTGGAACTATTATAGAAATAAATGGGACAGTTCCGGAATCAACAGGGTTTGTTGGTGGTGGAGGTGTTGAAATGATATTAGAAGAAGAAGAAGAAATTGCTGAAACTTGGAATGCTATTGGTGTATCACAAGATGATCTTTTAATTGTAACTCTTACTGAGGGAACATTTACAAAATATATTCAAGAAGTTATTGATGATCAGCATATAGCAATTGATTCTATTATTCAAACAGGTGGCGCAGATTCACCACCCGTAAATCTTGCTTTTCATGATGTTTGGGATTTTGAATTGTCTATTGGTAAAAAAGCAGCCAAAGCACAGGATGATAAAATACAAGCTAGTAGAAATAAATTCGAAGATTATTTAATAGACATTAATGCTCAAGCAGATGAAGTTTATGATTATTTGGATAAGCTTGCTAATGAAGGCTGGTAATATAAATAAATTGAATAAGGAAATACTGTGGCTCAAACTCAATACACTGAAATAGAATACGATCCAGATACGCAACAAACAATATATTCTGATGTAGATTTGTCTTTTAAAGTCCATCCGGTAACAGGCGATCTTATTAAAACAAGAAATGCTACTGTTATAAAACAATCCATGCGTAATATTCTACAAACAAGGCAAAATGAACGTTTAGGTCATCCCGAAATTGGTGCTGGTATTCAAGATTTATTATTTGAACCAATGAATGCAATGACAGAAGTTAGAGTAGTACAAAGAGTTGCGGATGCATTAAGAGTATTAGAACCTCGTGCTACTATAAGAGACATAATAGTAATATCAGAAGAAGATCGTAACAGATATAGAATACAGATTATTTTTTCACTGTTAGGGCAAATGACTTCGGAAGAATTCGAAACTTTTTTGTATAGGTAAGGAATGGCAACAGATGTAGCAAAATTAAATGTTTCAGAACTAGATATGCCGGCTATTAAGGCTAATATGATAGCCTTTTTAAAAAGTCAAAGTGAATTTGCAAATTTTGACTTCGCTGGATCTGGACTGGATGTAATTATGGATATGCTAGCATATAATACTTATTATAATTCATTTTATTTAAATATGTTAGCAAATGAAATGTTTTTAGACACAGCAGAACTTAGAAATTCTGTTGTTCAAAAAGCAAAACAAATGGGCTATACGCCTAGATCTGTTCAAGGAACAAAAGCAATTGTTACATTGAATATTACTCCAAATGATACTGCTACTACAATGGTTGTAGAAAAAGATAGGAGATTTTCTTCAATTATAGATAATAACAAATATATTTTTACGACTGCGAATTCATATAACGCGATAATTGGATCTGATGGTAGATTTACAGTTGATGATGTACAATTAAACCAAGGTATAAGATTAACTCATAAGTACGCGGTTGATTATTCTGATAAGGAACAAAAATTTCTTTTACCAAATCCAACTACAGATGTTACAACATTATCAGTTACAGTAAAAGCTTCCCCAACAGCTACAATAATAGATACTTATAATAAAGTAAGTGATACCGTTAAAGTAACAGCAACATCTAAAGTATATTTTTTGTATGAAGAATTTGATGGGAAATTTGAAGTTCAATTTGGAGATAATAAAGTAGGTTTTAGACCAGCAGATGGAAGCCAAGTAATTTTGTCAGCAAATATTTCTGATGGAGATATTACAAATAAAGCATCTACTTTTACCGCAGTTGATCTAATAGGCGGATATGGAAATGTTGCTGTAACTGCGACAACATCAGGTTATGGAGGTGCCACCAGAGAAACAATAGAACAAATAAAATATGGTGCACCTAAATTATATGAAACACAAAATAGATGTGTTACTTTAAATGATTATAAACGAATTGTAGAAAAAGAATGGGTTAATGCTGAATCTGTAACATGTTGGGGAGGTGAAGAAAATGATCCTCCAAGATATGGACAAGCATATATTGCAGTAAAACCTAAAAGCGGATTATATTTAACCTCAAAAGATAAAGCTTCTATTAAAAATGATATTTTATTGAGAAAGAATATGGTTTCCGTTACTCCGGTAATTGTTGCTCCTGATTATCTTTATTTAAAAATAAATTCAGATGTTAGATTTAATCCAAATGCAACAATTCAATCCGCACAAGAAATAGGTGAAAATATTATTAGAGTGGCTTTGGGTTATAATGAAAATGAATTAGGAAAATTTGATTTAAGGTTTAGATATTCTCGATTAACTACTTTAATTGATAATACTGATCCTGCCGTTTTAAATAACCAAACAACGGTACTTTTATTTAAACGAGTAGTAGTAGAATTAGCACAAGCATTTAACTATGCACAAAATTTTTCAAATCAATTAAAATATCCATATGTTGGATATAAAGGTACACTAACATCTTCAAAATTTCAATATACTAATGAAGCAACTGAAGTTGTAGAAAATGCTTGTACATTAGCTGATAAAGATGGAATTATACAAGTTGTAAAAGAAGCAGCTGGGGAAACAGCTATTATTGATTCAAATGTTGGAGCATTAGATTATACTACTGGTAAAATGACCTTAGTTGCGTTTAAACCTATAACAGTTGAAGCTGTTGTAAATAATAATACAATCGAAGTATATGTAGAAACCAACGTTTTAGATATAACTCCCGTAAGAGAACAAGTTATTGTTGTTGAAAAGAAAGATGTTGTAGTTAATATGATTTCTGATACTTCATTGCTCACTGGTGACTTTAAGATTGCAACTTCTGATGAGATTCCCGCGCAAGTAATTTTTGGAGCTAATACTGCATAATGGCCGACAATAGAATATCTGAAATAATTCAAAATCAATTACCGGCTTTCTTTACCGAAGAGGGAAGTAATCTTCCTGTCTTCATGACAAAGTATTTTGAATTTTTAGAATCCTATCAAATAGAATATACTGATTTAGAATTAGATGAATATAATATTGTCCAAGAAGATGATGATGGAGCATATTATGTTAGAGGAACTGCTTTAGATCAAAGAAATTTTATTTATGAGCCTTCAGACGATGCGGAATCTACTGAAGCAGGAATGCAGTTCGGGCACTATTATCCTGTTTATGGAAATAAAGGTCCTGCTCTAGCCGCCACAGATGATGGTTCAACAGTTTATGAATTAGAATTAGAAGAATTAAAAGGCCTTATATTTTATATGCCTAGAAAAGGTGGCGCAAATGGTGGCAACTACGGCATAGCAATAAAAGATCCTCCTTCAACTTCTTATACAGAATATACTGCCGCTTCTAGAGTTGTAAAGGAAGACTCACCAGAAGATGGAACAGCTAATACTGAAATTATAGTTGAATCAGAAAGAGGCACTGATGCTACATTCGCTATTGGTGAAGTAATCGAAGGTGCCGTATCAGGTTCCAAATGTTTAGTAACCGGTATCCAAGCAAAAGATGTACCAGCCGGCAAATATTTGGAAACAGCAAATACAACTTCTCCGAAATATAATTTAAGTCCTCACTTATTATTTGCGCGACCTATTAATGGAATAGTTTTAATGCATGGGGAGTCTGTTAGAGGTAGATCAACTCGAGCTAAAGCGACTGTGGGGAAAACAGATAAAGATTTGTTGAGAAATCCTCTTCGTGGCGCAGCTGACATAGATTTAATGACTGATGTAGATGCTGCAGATAACTACATGTTACAACAATTTAGAGAAGATTTCTTACAAAATATTCCTTTTAGTGCAGTTGGTGATTTACGACAAGCAGTCAAAACTGCAAGAGACATTTATAGAAGTAGAGGTACAGAAGATTCTTTTCTTTGGTTATGGAGAACTGTATATGGTTCTGATCAATTAAGTTTTATATATCCAAAAGAAAGATTATTAAGACCTTCTGATGGAACATGGAGTTCATCGCAGTCGATTAAAGTTTATACAGGTACTGCCCTAAATCCTGATGATTTTAATAGTAAAGTTATTAAAGGCGAACTTTCTCAAGCTACAGCAACAGTTGATAATTCTATTTCTTATGTTGAAGGATCGACTGCAGTAACAGAATTATATTTGACAGATTATGTTAAAGGGTATGATGCTCGTTTTGATATCTATTCTGATTTTCAACCCGGCGAAACAATAGCAACAATTGAAGCATATGTCGACGTTACAGAATCAACTATAGATGAACTTATGGGTAGTGATAGTTCTTCCGATCCTGTTAAAGCACTGCCATTTCCAGAGGAATCTTCAAGAGGAACTTGTATTGCGGTTATTGGTGAAATTGATATTGTAAGTAATGGTACAGCTTATAAAGTTAACGATGAACTTATAATTACAGGTGGCGCTGGAAAAGGTGCTGTTGCTCGTGTAGGGTCAACTGCTAATGGTGCCATTGATGAAATTATTGTTGATGATGGTGGTAATGGCTATATGGGCGGCGAGATGTTAATAGTTAATAGCACCGGAACTTTAGGTTCTAATCACACTGGCGCTATTCGTGGAGTTCTTGAAACAGGAAAATTTAGAACTTCAGATTCGGTAATTAATAAAGTAATTTCAACCGCAGAAGGTGGCGAAGCTCCAGCCGCTATTTCTTTAAATGCATTTTCATTTTCTGTTGATGATCCAGGTGATGTAAGGTATCCTGAAAATATTAATACCCATTTTAGTTCAAGTAATACTACTACATGGGTAGCGGAGGTAATAAATCAAGATGAGGAGGACGGCGGAGCAAATATTTTACTTGAAGAAGGTGATGGTAGGATTGTAATTAATAGTACAGATGGTACAGCAGACGAAGGTGATAATATTCTTTTAGCTACAGTGAATTTTGAAGATGATATTCAACCAGGGTTTTACATATATGATTCTAAAACAGGAACCAAAGGCACAATTGCTGGACCATCAGTGAATTCTTCATGCTTTGTTTATGTAATAGAAAGTGACATATCATCAAACTTTGTTCAAAATAGTTATGGAGATTTATATTATAGTGCAAATACTACAGCCGTTCCTGGTAAATCAAGTCTGTTTCAAATCAATTCAATTAAACCGGCTAGTTATTATGAAATAGAAGGAAATCAATTAGGGGATAATACTTATTCCATTGATAGTTATTACGGAGCAACAGAATATACTTTTACACCATTCGGTGCTATTTCTAATGTACAAGTTATAACTACTGGTATTGATTATATAAAGGGGCCATCATATGAAGCGTCTAATCAAACTATTTTAGGGAAAAAGTCATATGAATTTGAGGACCCAATTACAGGAAAAAATACGGCTGCATTAGCATATTTAAATTTTGGTGAAGATGTTGTAGGAAAATATAAATTTGGTGAATATATTATAGGCCAATCTTCAGGTAAAAAAGTACAAGTAATACAACCAATTGTTAATTCTACTGCAAATTCTACTTTTAGTACAATGAAGGTAAAAGAAGTAGATACACAATTTTCCCTTGAAGATGAAAATGTTCTTTTAAATAACATTGGAACATTTGAAAATAATACATCTGGACTTTATTCTTTTTCAACTAAACGAAAAGGTGTACCTGTAGGTGGCGCAGTTACAATATCCTACAATGGGAATGAATCTTGGACAGATTCATCACTTGATACAGGTAATAATACTCTTTCTATTGAATCTTCAAATACAATATATGGTTCATATAGCGGCAAAATTGCTGTTAATGATCAATTAGAAACATATGTTGGACTTAAAGGTTTAAATAATAGCGTAGATGAAGAATATGAAAATATATTAAAACCCGGTGATCAATATATTGGAAGAGTAAGCTTTAGAGCTAGTAAGGTTTTAAATAATGTTATTTTAAAATATGGTAGTTCAGCCGCAGATGTAAATTTTGAATCTGATGGAGCAACCGGAGGATTAACACAAGTACTAATTTATAAAGATGTTGCTACTACTAATAAAGATCAAGTTTATACATATGAAGGCAAATTTACTATTCATCCTACTAATTCATATCATTCATTATTTTTATATGTTAATACAACAAGTTCTACTTCATATGATTTGCATATGGATAAGATGGAGATTGTTGATATTACATCACGTGGAAAAATTGAATACGAAGGATTTAATACTGCAGATGAACCAGAAACATTTATGATATTGGAACCGCAGGATGATTTTACAGCTGGGGAAACTGTAATATCACTTTCTGGTGCTAGAACAGCTGCCCTTGCATCATCAAATGTTAAGTCATATGAAGCAATTTCGAATTATGGTAATAATGCTGTATTAAGATCTGGCGCTTTAAAAACCGGTGCTATTAAATCTGTTGTAATTTCACAAGCTGGTATAAACTATACTACTGTTCCTATAGTTACTGCACCTACAGGTGATAATAACGCGACCTTTACCGCTAAACGAACTACTATAACAAATTATCCCGGTACATTTAAATCCAAATTAGGAATGGTTAGTGATATTATTAGAATACAAGATTCTTATTATTATCAAGATTTTTCATATGTTTTAAGATCTGATATTCAAATTAGTGAATTTAGAGATATGGTAAGATCTTTTGTTCACCCTGCTGGATGGAACGTATTTGGGGAAATAGGCATTGAATTTATTATAAGTATGTCAATCGATGCAGATTCTGAAACAGAGAAGATAATGGAGTTGTTTGTTGATAGAACTCCATCGTATGTTCCAGAATATGGCCCAATTGATAAGGATATGAGGAAGGGCTATAATCAAACAATGATGCCTTATACCAGTGTAGATGGATTAATTAATTTTGATGTAGGTATCATACATAATTATCATGTTGAATTTTTGGATCCACGAACAGTAGGATTTGGTTCTGATACATCAAAGACTAATTTTGCATTTCACTTAGGAAGAATTGATGATACTACTTGGTTAAATGGTCTCGGATGGGATTATGAAAAGAATTATAGAGGAGATTTACAAGGACAATTTGGCCCTGCTTCAAATACTCCATACCAGCAATCAGTAGCTGGAAGGGTTGAAATACAGCACCATTTTATAGAGCATGATCAAACAAATACCCTTAATGAAAGTACGAAAATTGCTCCTTGGTATCCAAATGTAATCGCAGAATATATAAGGCCTGGTCACTATGAAGGAAATGAATGTACAGGCCACAGTGCATATGGCGGAGTTTCATTATGGGGCAAGTCAACTCACTATAATACAGAAAATAGATGGGGCCCAATACATTCGACCAATGCTGCCGGTGCAACTGCAGGAGCACAAAGACCGCCCGACACCTATTGGGGCCTAGGTGGAGATGGAAATCCGGATCTAGTACGTAAAGGAGGCACAGATTATTGGTTAGAGATAGGTATATTAGGAAAGTATCGTTCCCCTGACGGCCAATTTGTAATGCCTACAATTACAACATATGTATCTTATGGTGAAGAAACTATTGAATTAGTTGGTGATGCTACTATTTCAGTATTGTCGTGGAAAGAGCCTACTTTACCTATAAGAATGGCAACGGCCTCATTACCAAACTTAACAGGCGTTGCAACATATATTGATACAGAAACGTTTCTGCCAATAGAAATGTTTAACCAAAGAGTTATTTCAAGATCTACAATAGAATATCCGAATTCTGCATTACGAGAAATAACGGTAACAGTTGCAAGTTCTAATTTTCTTTTTGATGGTGTGAATATTAATGATAATGCATGGCCAATAAAACTTATTAAAGGTGTTACATATCGTTTTTGGCAAGAAGACAGTACTAATTCAAGTCATGCAATAAAATTTGCTAGTGTGCTTGATGGAGAACATAATGGAAGTTGGGCATCAAGTATGGAATTTCCTAGCACTCTTGTAGGTACTCCTGGAACCGGAGGATCTTATGTAGATTTTAAAATTCCAGATTATACATATGAAACTACATTAGCCGGAAAGTATATCCCAGAAGATGTATTATTTGCATATTGTGATCATCATGCGGACTTTGGTGGACCAATAAAAACGGAAGATAAAATAGTAGTTCGTGATACTGATTTAATGCAAGTTCGACCGGCTACAGCTGTAAATACACCAGATACCGATGCAAGAGGAACTTATAGACAACCAACCTTTGAATATGGACAGTCTTATGCAAGACCTAAAGATAAAAGATTAAATAATCCATTACGGACAGATAATTTATTTGAAGTAGCGGTTGCAAAAGTATGGGCAGGACAAGTTGTAGGATTAAGAACAGACGGAACAATTCAACAAGTATATCAAACAGGAAGTGTTTGTTTTCCAAGAATTAATTATGTTCATTCATTGTTAGGGATAGTGGAACAAGATGGTGCGGTTGGTGAATTTGTTGAAGTTAGAGATACAGATTCTACAGCGGAAAGAGTTTATGATTTAAATCCTGGAGAAGAATACTATCCTAATTATAGTGCGACTCCCGACGAAGGAATAGAAAGATGGATTACTACCGCAGCACCTACAATAACTTCTGCGGATAGTTTGGACAGAATTAAATTAGGAAAAGCAACATCTGTAAATCAATTAGAATTGTCTTTCCCACAATGGAAATTACATGTTTATCAAGCAAATGAGGATTTAGTAGAAGGAAATGTAGTAGGTTTGATGTCTAATGGAAAAGTTCAAAAAGTATTTTGTGAAGTAAATGGTACACCTAAACCACAACTAGATAGTGTCCATTCCTTACTTGGTATTGTAAAAGAAGATTGTTTGTCAGGTAATTGGGCAGAAGTAGTAACAAAAGACCAAACACATGAGATGGCAACCTTCTTCCAAGGTGCAGAAACATCTTTTACATGGGCAACGGATACAACACTTTATGTTGACTATAGAGATGCCTCTGTAAAATTAAATGTGGCTTATAGTAATCACCCACTTAATATAATCGGAAAAACACTTGGCGGACAACAAGGAACCGAACAAACATTATTAATAACAGCGAATACACCTATTCATGGTACATATTCGCCAACATGGGATAAAGTCAAGTACAGTTGGCCGTGGAGAACATATTGTCCAATTTCAACAGTTCCGCGCATTGGTGATGTGTATGACTATGACGAAGTTGGAGAATACGCAGGCTTAAGCCTAGAATTAACCTTCTTACAGAATCCGACACCGGTTGAAAATATTGTTTCTGGGTCGACTATACTATTTGATGATATAAATATTATATTAGAAGAAGAAGATGGGATGCTTCTCGAAGATGGTGATGAATTATTAGTGGAAGACGGCACAACTGATGCAACATCCACTATGGGTAAGTTGAAAATCGAGAATGACTATCTCTTATATGAAAACCTTATAAATACAGGTAGTAATTATAGGGAACGAATGAATATTTACAGTAAATTTGATGCTAAATATATTGTAGGTAATTATACAACACAAACGTTTAACGTTCATGAGCGAGCCAATAAATACTTCCCGGAAGGACGAATTGATGGTGTTGCTCAACATGTTTTAGAGTAATTAATTAATAAAAGATTGGAGTTATCGAATGCCGGCTTTAGTAACAAATAAATTTAGAATGTTCAATGCAAGACAGTTTCGGGAGTCTTTTGACGAAGATCGCGGAATGACGACTTTTGCGAACACAGTCGCGGGCGATACATACTTAGAATCTAATATGTATCTTTTTATCGGTGGTGTCCAGAACTGGGCTAATGTAGCAGGAGCCGCGGCGGCAGATACAGACACAGTACCTCCTACACCCACCGATTCAGTTTCAAATACTTATTATAATCATTGGAAAGATATGATTGCAGCTAAAAAAGTTGTATCTACTGATGTAACACATTGTATTCCTAGATATAATTGGGCAAACAATACACCATATTTCGCTTATAATAATAGTGAAAATACTATGCTCGCAAATTCTTTTTATGTCTTAACAGATGAATATAATGTATATAAGTGTTTAGCAAATAATAACACTGGGGGTAATAGTTTAGCAAAACCAATTGGTCAAGCAACAACTATTGTTACACCAGGTTCTGATGGTTATAAATGGAAATATATGTTTACAATTTCTGCTGCTTCGGCACTGAAATTTGTAACAACCAATTATATTCCAGTACAACAAGTACGTTATCAAAATACTGTTATGGCTTCGGCCACACAGGAAAACACCTTACAGAGAGCTGTTGAAAACAGTGCTGTGGATGGTGCTGTTAACATTTATAGAAAAACTGCTAACGGAACAGTTGGCGGTGTGGAATATTTGATTTTTGAAACAAACACATTAGATAATGGTTTTGGAAGTGCATATTCACATACGACAACTTCTGTTCGTATTCACAGTACTGCTAGTGCTGCAGATAATATCTATATTGGTTCAGATATTTTCTTTACATCAGGTGACGCTGAAGGACAAGGCGGAACTATTACAGATTATGTTGGTAGCACAAAAGTTATTACTTTTGCACCTGCTACTTCGGCTGCAGCTGGACAAGGTGATAGTTTTCAAGTTGCACCTAGATTACAAATCTTAGGTGACGGCGAATCTGCGAATGCAAGAGCAAATGGAACTAATACTTCAGGGTTAACTGATGTTGTAACAATAGCCGCAGGTTCAGGATATACAAATGCTATTGTTAATGTATTAGCAAATAATTCTTGGAATACAGATGATGCAACAGTTCAGGCTGTTATTGAACCAAAAGGTGGTCATGGCTTTGATTCAACTGAAGAATTAGGTGGTTATAATGTTATGGTTAATGTAAGGCTTGAAAATGACGAGTCTGGTGAATTTACCGTTGCCAATGACTTTAGAAAAATTGGTTTAATTTCGCATCCAAATGCTGCTAATACTACTCAAGATAACGATTTAGGAATACCAGCAACAATTTCATTAGCTGACCAGGCACTTAGAATTACAGTACAATCCTTTTCTGGATCTGCATATGCTTCTGATCAATTGGTAACAGGGTCAGTATCAGGTGCAACCGGAAGAGTGGTTGATTGGACTTCAGGCACAAGTAAGTTGAGATTGTCTCAAGTTACTAAAGGTTCAAATGCTTCAGATGGTTGGGACGAAACAGCAGGTTCTTTTCAATCTAATGAAGCTTTAACTGTATCCGGTGGTGCAACAACTGCTAATACAAGTGCTATTGAAGGACCTGACTTAAAACAATATACTGGTGATATTTTATATGTTGAAAATAGATCACCAATTTCAAGAGCAAGTGACCAAATTGAAGATGTTAAGTTGATAATTAACTTCTAATAATTTAACTGAAAGAGATATAAGTGTCAGGCGTAAAAACTAATTTTAACATTGCACCATACTATGATGACTATGATAAAGATAAAAACTTTCATAGAGTTTTATTCAGACCTGGTTTTGCTGTTCAGGCAAGGGAACTTACCCAAATGCAAACCATCTTGCAGGAGCAAGTTACCAGGTTTGGTGATCATATCTTCAAAGAAGGCAGCAAAGTTTTCGGTGGGGATGTAACACTCAATACACAAGTTAATTCTTTAAAGTTAGAATCCGCATTTGATAATGCAGATGTTACAATAGGTTCATTTGCGGGAAAAACTATTACAGGTGAAACTTCAGGAGCAAAAGGTTTAGTTATTCAAGCCGAAGCTGTTACTGTATCAGATCAACCCACATTAATTTTTTCTAAATTGGGTGGTGGAAATTTTCTAGATGGTGAAACAATTTCCACTTTAGAAACAACACCAACACAAGCTAATACAGTCAGTTTAAGTGGAACTTCTGGTGTTGCATATGCTCAAAATACAGCTTCTCTTGCAAGTATTACAGAAGGATGTTTTTATGTAAGTGGATATTTTGTTATAGTTCTCGCGCAAACTGTTGCCTTAGCCAAGTATAGTAACTTCCCAACCAAAAGAATTGGATTAACAGTAACAGAATCTATTGTTCAAACAGATGATGATCCGTCTATTTTAGATAACGCACAGGGTACTGCTAATTATGCCGCGCCTGGTGCCGACAGATTTAAAATGCTTTTGACGTTAACATCTTTAGATATTGTAACTGAAGTAGTTGCCACAGATGGAACTACTACAAAAACTTCTGATACTATTACAGAATTTGCTGGGGAAAAATTTATAGAATTAGTTAGGATGGAAGAGGGTGTAAAGGTTTCCGAAACTAAATTCCCAATGTATGGTGAACTTGAAAAAACATTAGCACGAAGAACATATGATGAATCAGGTTCGTATACAGTTCGGCCGTTTGGGATTCAATTAAAACCTCATAAACAAGGTAATACTGCTTTATTTTCAGTAGGATTAGAAGCAGGAAAAGCATATGTAAAAGGTTATGAATATGAAAGTATTGCAACACAATATATTGATGTAGAAAGAGGTCGTGATACTGCAAATGTATCAGATTATATCATCGCATCAGATTATGGTAATTCCTTATATCTTAAAAATGTTTTAGGTTCTTTTGATATCTCTAAACATGAACTTGTAGATTTGCATTGTTGTCCTTCCGCTGCTGTTAATGCTATGTCTAATGATACTAATGCATTAACAAAATACAATCAAACAAAAATGGGAACAGCTAGAGTAAGATCGTTTGATTGGGAACAAGCAGATTTATCTTCATCTAATACTTCACATTATCATTCTGTATATTCTTCACGAATATATGATATACGTTTAAATCAAACTATCGCTGGCGAGGTGTCCGGTGAAGGTGATGATTTAACAACTATTGGCGTACCGGCGCGCCTCACATCTTATGCAAATGGCGCATATAAAGGTGCAACATTAACTGTTAATACTACAAATGGCTCTACTGTTTCAAGTGATACTGTTACTGTTGCGGAATATATTGCTATAGGTTCACAACATACCATTAAAGCTAATACTGCTCTATCACAAAAGGTATTATCAAATTCATCATTTACTATTTCTTTTAAATTTCAAGATTTAGGATCGTTAATTGTAAAACATACTGCTATTGATCAATTAAATGCTGCTAATAATACTCATGTTGTAAAAACAACACAAGCAGATATTGATAAGTTATCAAAATTTAATAATGATCCTGAAGGAACAGCTCTATTATCTGGGGTAAGTAAAAATACATTATTATTTCAATTACCATTTTCACCTTTGGCCACTATACCTGATGGGGTTACTTATACATTTAAAACAGTTCAAGTAGTTTCTGTACCGATTGCAGGCACGACCACTGTGTCAACTAGTGCTGGTACCTTTATAGGGTCTGGTGCACAACCCGCATCAACAGCAAAAGAATTATATACAGTAACTATAAAAACAATTGATGATCCGTCTAATCCCCCTATTGATAATATATCAGGTGAAGAATTAACTGAAGGGCAGATATTAAATTTTGATAATGCTACAGGCAGAACAGCAACTATTGATAGTTCGACTCAAACAACATTAAATTTAAATTCAAAAAATGGAGCATATCAAGTTGAAGTAACATCAACTATTAGAACAGCAAATGCTTCGCCAAGATCTAAAACATTAACAATTGGGAATACAACCAACTTGTCTTCTAATTCAGATATATCTAAAGGACAAGTACATTTTGCTACTCCTAATAAAGTTGCTGGCAAAAAAGATAATTTAATGATTTCTGATGTTGTTAATTTGGTATATATAATTGATTCCGGAGATCCTGCAGCTCCTGTAAGTTCAGCAATGTTAACTGCGCTTGATGAAGTGACTTCAACAACTGCCTCAGATATTACTAGTAATTATGATTTAGATAATGGACAACGAGATAATTATTATGATTGGTCTTCTATTATATTAAAACCTGGAAGCCCTTCTCCGAAAGGACAAGTATTAGCAATTGTTGATCATTTTAGTAATCCGGCTTTGACACCTCCAATTCAAGATGCTCTCGCAGGTTATTTTTCAATTGCATCATATGCAGATGTAAGTTCTAATACCGGCTATCATTATGGCTTAGATGGTGTTAAAAGAAAAGGGTTTGATTTTTCTGCTATTTCAAAATATACAAGTCCTACAACTGGTCAAGAAATACAATTAAGGGATTGTATAGATTTTAGACCTACACGTTATTCAGCAAATAACGATAAAGGTTCTAACACGACAAATGATATGACATCTAATAACGAAGCAATTCCATCTTCGCAGTTAGGTTCTGCTGGTGGAACACCGGATCCGGAATATACATTACAATTTAATACACAATATTATTTGGGTCGTAAAGATAAATTGGCTTTATCTAAAGATAAGAAATTTAGAGTAATTAAAGGAATCCCAGCATTAGAACCAATTTCTCCTCCGGATGATGATGATTCCATGACATTGTATACGTTAACTATTCCGCCATATACTTTTAGTACGGATGATGTTAAAACAAAGTATATTGATAATAGACGTTATACAATGAGAGATATTGGTAAATTAGAAAAAAGAATTGAAAATTTAGAATATTATACTGCATTATCAATGTTGGAAAAAGAGGCAGCTGCTTCATCTATTTCTGGTGGATCAACACAAGATTCGCTTTTCAATCCTGCTGGTGATAGATTTAAAAATGGAATTTTAGTAGATGGATTTAAAGGACATTCAGTTGGTGATGTAATTAATAATGATTATAGATGTTCAATTGATATAGAAAGAAATGAATTAAGAGCTCCATTTAAAACAGATAATTATTCTTTTTATATGACAGGCGGATCTAGTAATAATGTTTCTTGGCATTTACCCGGAAAAGAATTAGTAACATTGCCTTTTACATCTGCTAATTTGGTTAACCAACCTTTAGCAAGTACTTATAAAGCAATTAATCCATTTGCCTTGGCTCAATTTTCTGGCGGTGTTAAAACATATCCGGATTCTGATTTATGGTATGATACTAACACAAGACCGGAAGTATTAGTTAATATAGAAGGTGTAAATGATAACTGGCAATTTGGTGCATATAGAGGGGGTCATGGATCACAGTGGGATAACTGGACTAAGAATTGGCATGGTGAACAAATTAATCCAGAACCAGAAATAAGTGTTAAAGACGCCGGCTCTACTTCTAGCGGAATAAGAAAAGCAAATCTTATTTCACAAGGACAAACACGAAAAGGCATAACTTCAAAAAATATTCCAGATTCAATTAAAAGATCACTTGGTAATAAGGTTACAGATATTTCTGTGACTTTCTGGTTGCGTGCTCATGAGCTTAATTCACAATATGCTCCAGATGATCAAAGAATTTATTTTGTAGCTAAAGGAGTAAAGCCTGTAACAAATGTTTACATATTCTTCGATGGTGATAATGTAACAGCTAATGTTTATCCAATGCCTTTTGTAACACTTAATGGTGTTGATACAGACAAACATTTGAAGTTAGGTGAAACAATATCTGAAGGTTCAAATGTTGCGCAAGTTATATTACCAAAATTAACTACTTCAGGTGGAACCGCGACCGCATATATTAAAGTAATTAAAGCAGTAGATCAAAATGGTGATAATGCCGATATAGATCAAAGTTTTTCACCAGGTTCAACAACTATTCTTACTTCAAATAGCGGAGTAACAGGAGTTATATCAAATAGAACTGTTCCAACAAAAGGTCAAGCAGATTATATGGCATCTAACCAGGCTGGTGAATTTGCTGGAGTTCTTTCTGTGCCAGCATATGCTCATAAGTCAGGTGAAAGATTATTAAGAGTTACAGATCATGAATCTGATGTAGTTTCAAGTTCTACTATGGCAGCAGAATGTACTTTTCATGCAAGAGGAATGGTAGATGGTAGAGAACCTACTTCAGTTTCAACTAGGCCGTCTATTTCGCGAAGAGAAGATGTTACTAATGAAAATGTAATATCTAGTCCTATTAATAGAGTTGAAGGATCATCCGGATGGATGGATCCCATGACTCAAACATTTTTAGTTAATAAGAGTAATTTTCCAGAAGGTGCTTTTATTAAATCAGTAGATTTATGGTTTAGACAAAAGGCAACTGCTAATAGTTCAACACCGCAATTAACTGTAACATTACAAATTAGACCAATGATTAATGGTTATCCAAGTTCAGGTACCATTATTCCACATGCAGAAATTTCGAAGAGGCCTGAAGAAATTAATACTGTTCTGACCGCGCCAGATTCAGCAAATACATCTCATTATACTACATTTGAATTTCCAGCGCCAGTATATTTACCAGGTGATGAGTATGCATTAGTTATTATTTCAAATAGTTCTGAATATCAATTATGGACAGCAATACAAGGATTGAGTCCATTGAGCACAACATCGATTAGTCCTAATATCAGAATACCGAAACAACCAAATATTGAAACATTATATTTGCCAACTAATGCTGGTATGCCACAAACATCTCCGGGTGAATCATTAATGATGAGAGTTAATAGATGTCATTTTACTACAATAAATCAAGGTAATATAATCTTGATGTCTAATACATCTAGTCAATCAGCAGCAACAACTAATGTTTATTCTGATGTTTATAAATTTAATTCATCACTAATGCAATTTGATAGTTCAACAGTTGGATTTGCATATAAGACTACTAATACGGCTGGAGGATATTCAACAACAAATTATGTGACAGGCGAAAGAGATAAAAATGTTTATCCGGAAGAACGAATGATGATGAAGGCAAATACAGCAAATTGTTTTAGTGCTCATATTACAATTCGTTCTACTTCAAAATTTGTTTCTCCGATGATTGATCTTTCAAGATTTAGTTTAACTACTATTGAAAATGATGTTGATAATGCTGCCATTGCAGATGGACAGGTATATATAGTTAATGCAGGAGCGAGTTATACATCTTCAGCTGTTGCAACTATTTCTGGAGGGAATGGTACAGGCGCTACAATGGATTTAACAGTTGCTGCAGGATTAATTACTGATACAACAATTACTAATGGAGGCTCTGGATATACTGCAACACCAACGGTAGTAATAACAGATTCGGGACATACTGGCAGTAACTACGCAAATGTTGTTATTAGCAGTGAATTAGATCCACAAGGTGGACCTATTAACGCTAAATATATTACAAGAAAAGTTAATCTTGAAGATGGTTTTGAAGCAGAAGATATAAAAGTTATTATTAGTGCTTATAAACCAGAAACTGCAGTAATACACGTGTATGCAAAAGTATTGAGTCCAGATGATCCATCATCATTCGATGATAGAGACTATATACAATTAACACAAGAAACAGCTACTTCTGTTCATTCTTTGAACGAAGATGATTATAAAGAGCTTATATATAGGTCTCCTGGGGATTCAATTGATTATACAGATGACAGTGGAACTAATTATAAGAAATTTAAAACATTTTCAATTAAGTTATGTTTACTTTCTTCTAGCACATTAAAAGTTCCTAAAGTGAAAGATTTAAGGGCAATAGCATTGGATGAGTAAAGTACAAACCGAAGACCCTCGTTTTGTTAGGGATATACATTCGAAGGCACTTTTAGCCACAGATAAAGACGCCCTAAATAGACATAGATTATCTCGTCAAGCTACCCAGAAGTTTCTTACAGAAAGAGAAGAACATAAGGCTGAGCTTGACAGATTAAGTAATACTGTGGATAAAATAGAAAAATTATTAATGAAAGTTTTAGAAAAGGATAAAGATGGCAGCTAATGTAGCGTTATCAGACACGTTTGATTTATGGAGAACGCGTTCGAATCAACTTTTGATGTACACTCAAACCGCAGGTGGAAAAGATGTAATACACGTTTCTAATACCACCAATTCAACATCTAATACAACAGGTGCTATTACTTCAAATGGTGGTATAGGAATTAAGTCTTCAGCTGTTGTAGGCGGAAGTGTTCTCATTCATACAAATTTGAATGTTAATGGAGATACAAGTTTAAGCGGACACACTGATATTGGTGATACCGCAGCCGATACGTTGTCTATTGTGGCAAGAGTAGATACAGATACTATTCCATATACAAATGGCGATAGAAATTTTGGTAATTCTACATATCGTTGGGGAACCGTCCATGTAAGTGGAATTGCAGGTTCTAATTCATCTGCTTCTTTACTTATTCCGGGAGGAACAACTGCGGAACGCTCAGGGACAACAGGAGCAATTAGATGGAATACAACTTTAAGTAGATTTGAAGGAAATACAGGAACTTCTTTTTATCCATTAGCAGAACCTGCTGATCAAGATGCTGATACAAAAATTCAAACAGACAATCAGAGTGATGAAGACATAATTAGATTTTTCACAGGTAACTCTTTATCCCAATCCACTGAACGAATGAATTTGGGCACCTCAGGTAATCTTGCAATCGGAATGGGATCAACTCTTGGTGATGCGATGTTACACGTTGAAGGAACTGCTAACGTTACCGGCACGGTAAACTTCACAAATAGGACCAATTTAAAGGGTAATACGCACGTTACAGGAGGAGCCTGGGCAAACGTTGCTGTATCTGATTATGTAAACTTTGCAACAGAATCTATGACGTTAGATGCTAATACAGTTATTATGACAGGTAATCTAGTCGTACAGGGATCTAGAACATATAATGATACGACTATAATGGTTTCCGAAGACAAAACAATGGTTTTTGGTCTAGCAAGTAATGTTTATAGTGATTCAGATGCTAGTTCTGGTACAATTACTTCACAGAGAAATAATTCAACTGAGACACATGGATTATCTGTTTCGGATAAAGTTTTTATTACAAATGCTGGGACTTCAGGTATAACAGCAGAAGCAATATATGTAGTCGCTACAGTACCAACAACAACTACCTTTACTTTAACAGGGTTTTCTGGAACAGGTACATTGGATTTTGCAAAGGCTCATACGGATGCTACAGCATCAGGTGGAGGTATAATTATACCCGGTGCTACTGTACACAGTATATTATATAATAGTACAGTTGGGAAATGGGTTGCTTCTGATGGATTAAAGAGTAATGGAGCCGCACATTTTACAAGTACTATAGATATGGATGGTGATTTAGATATTGATGCTGCTGTAGTGCACGATGGTACATTGACTCATGCTGGAACATTTAAAACAACTGCTGGCGGCTCTGCGGCTGCAAATTATATATTAAGAAGCGGGGACGCGGCTGGAGAAAGTACGTGGGTGGCTTTTGGAATATATAATTCAACTGGCACAAGACTTGGACCATAATTATAAAGACGATGAAAACAAATGGCATCACCGTTAAAGGTAATAAATTCTGGATCGGATCTTCAAGAAATGACCGATGCAGAAATAGACAGTATGATAGTACCTCTTGTTCTGCAGGAGTTTGCTTCTAATCAGACGTATAATGCACGTGGGAATGCAACTGCATATGCAAATAATTCTGGTAATGCGGGCACTTTCGATAACAGGCTTCGTAATGATGATGTAGGTGATCATCCAATTTCTGCAGTCAATTTTTCTACAACAACATGGTCTATTCAGCAAGAACAATCTAATTCTACTAGTTTATCTAATGTAATTTATCCCACCAAATGGGTTACATCTGGTGGCAAGTTACAGCAAATGTCTACTGCTGAATTACAAGCTACTATTTTAGCTAGAGTTGCCAATCATTGGAAAACAACTACTTATCCCGTTGGTGGTTATTATTTTGGCACTGCTGCACCCGATGCAGATACATGGATTTATTGTGGTGATGTTTTAGCAGAAACTTATAGACAAGCTGGAGCCGATAGTTCAACTGATTTTAAGTTATGGAGAAAAACAGCCCCAACTGCTACCTCAGGTTCAAGGCCAGTTTTTAATAGACCTACCGATGATGGTGTTCAAGAAATGACTGATGATGAGATTAAAACATTAGCCGCGGAATGGAGAAATTATCTATTTAATGTTGAATCTATTGGTCATTATCAAATAGTATCTGGTGCCTCTGCACCTGGAACTGGAACATGGACTCAAGTAGGCGGATATACAGATTATTTAACAGATACAGGAAATGTAATATATTCTCAAGGTTATGAAGGCATATATTCAACTGGATATGAAGGAACATATTCTAATCAATATGAAGGATTATATTCAGGACAATTTGCGGGGATTTATTCAGGACAATTTACTGGTATATATTCAGGACAATTTACGGGATTATTTTCACGTGGTTTTGAAGGGTTTTATTCTCAAGGTTATTCTGGAGGTTATGAAGGTGGTTACCAAGGCCCATATGTAGGTAATTATTTAGCAGGGTTTATGGGTGATTATCGCGGTGATTATGAAGGAAGCTATATTCTTACTTATGGGTCTGGTGGTGAATCACCTAATCCTCGGGGCTCATCTGAAGGTCCTGGATACGCCGGCACATATTCTGGTACATATTCGGGAATTTATTCCGGTATTTTTTCCGGTATTTTTTCTGGTGTATTTTCTGGGATTTATTCAGGACAATATTCAAATCAATATGCAGGTTTTTATTCCAATCAATACGAAGGACTCTATTCTCAAGGGTTTCAAGGAATATATTCACAAGGATTTGAAGGATTTTATTCACAAGGATTTGAAGGATTTTATAGTATGTTTTATCTTGGAATTTATAGTAATCAATACACCGGGATTTATTCTAATCAATATACAGGATTAACAGTGTTAGCTTCATTAGGTTCTCAAGCGTATACATTCTGGAAAAGGATTGCATAATGGCAGCTGATGGAAAATTAGTAAGAATATATCCACTGGGCAGTAACACAGAATTAAATGCAACAGAAAGTGGAAAATTATATATAGGGTCAGTAACTGAAACCGGTTCTGGTGCTGCTGCTAATATTGGTAAAATTACAACTATTACATCTACACCTGGAGCTGGAGTATATGATGATGTATTTGCAGCCGGCGATTATCTTGTTATTAGACATCAACAATATGGAATGTTGGGTATTGGACAATGGATTAAAGTTGAATCCGTTGCAAGCACTGGTGCATCTACAGAATTAACATTAGAAGATGACACAGCTGAATTTTATAGTTATTTAAATTCTTCCGGAGGAAATTATACTGGCCAAACCAGTGTTGGAATTACATTTGAAAAGGTAATGGGTTGGGGTGTTAGATCTTTTACCCAGGATCAAGTAGATGATTCTATAGTTCCAGAAATTATGAATGCTTGGGGAAGATATACAAAAGGAACTGCCACACATGATGATTGGAAAGGGCATATAAAACCCCTAGCCGGTACATCTAATACAGCTGATTATAATTTGTTAGGAACTGTTGCAGAGAGATATAGAACGCCAGGCGTTGTTGGTGATCATCCTGTTACAAATACTGTAGCTACAACCAGTTTTTCATTAGAACAATGTGTCGGCACAAAGCCTTTTAATGGTGCATCAAATGCAGGACATGTTGATGATTTTGATAGTATTTTGCCTTTTCTGGGTATTGATGAAACTGCCTCAGATGGTGAAAAATTATTTGAAATAGCAAACACTCAACATCAAAGTTTGTCGAGAGTCGATGGAATTATTCCCAGATGTAATGCATATTTTTCTGCAAGTGCAAATACTGTTGGTTCTTATCATATTGGAACTTCAGCAGGAGATTCTGATACTAGTTCTTGGCATGATGAAACATGGTATACAGATACAATAATTGCATCTTCCGGAACTGCAAACGTTGCATATCATCTTTATAGAAAAGAATCGGGTGCCGTTAGAGCTTGGAGTGGTACAAGATTATTAGCAAATGCTAATACAGAAGCAAGAGCCGCAAATTCTGTTACACATTGGGGTGGCGCTAATGCTGATTATATTGCAGTCGGCAATTATCCGGGTGCAGCAACAGATGAGGTAATATTTAAACCTGTTTTTAATAATAGTAATAGCCAAGCTAAAGAAGCATCTGCAATAAATGCTTTTGGTCATTCAGCAGTCTTACAAGGTACTGCCGATGATGCAGGCTTACACTTATATTGGATTGAACATCTATGCAAATCAAGTTCATATATTGGACAATATGATTTGGTATCAGGTAATACAGCTCCTGGAACTGGCACATGGGCATTTTGTGGTAATGTTTATGATAAAGTAACAACAATTGGCGATGTAATATATTCTCAAGGATATGAAGGAATATATTCCGCGATGTATGAAGGCATTTATTCATCGGGTTTTGAAGGCATTTATTCATCGGGTTTTGAAGGCATTTATTCACAAGGATTTGTTGGTGCTTATACTGGTGCTTATGCAGGTGGTTATGCAGGTGGTTATACTGGTACTTATGTTATAACTTATGGATCTAATACAGGTGTTGCTCCTGAAAGTGAAACAAATCCACAGGTATCCTCTGAAGGTCCAACATATTCCGGAACTTATTCTGCAACATATTCCGGAACTTATTCAGGAACATATTCAGGAACATATTCATCAGGATTCACTGGAATTTATAGTAGTGGATTCACTGGAATTTATAGTAGTGGATTCGGGGGAATTTATTCTGGTCAATATACAGGAATATATTCTAATCAATATACTGGTCTAACAGTATTTTCAACTACCGAAGAACAAAATTATAGCCTTTGGAAAAGAACTGCCTAAATATAGTTAATAACACATTATGAAGAGGAAAAATGGTTGATACAACAGAAGTCGCTGCAGAGCAGTGGACTCATGATACAATGATTGAAGGTCTTTGGCGCTCTGCCGAAAAGAAGGAAATTTCTATTTTATATGAACGGGAAGATAAGTCTAGATATTCCGGACAAGCTTTAGAAGATTCCCGAGAATGGAAAGATTTTTTTCACAAATTCACGTCCGAACAAATTGATAGTTTTACAGATGCACATCGTGTGCAAAGAGAAGCTCGCGGTCCGCGGCCGAATCAAGATCAAGAAATACGTAAAAGAGAAGATAAGCAAGCAGCTGAAAGAAAAAAAGCGGCTGATGAATTGGAAACTCTTTTTCGAGCAAAATTAGAAGCTTTTGAAATACCAGAAGTTAGAGATAGTGAAAATCGAGAATTAAGATCCCGTATTAGAAAATCTAAATCATTAACAGAAATTTCTGCTGTGATTGCTGCACTTATGACTTTATCCATTATTAGGGTAACTTTAAAAGCAGATGATCTTTTAGATGAGACGCCAGAAAAAGATATTTCTGGCACTATTGAAGAAGTAGCTAATGAGGTCCCTAAGGATGAGGACTGATGAAGGTTTTTTATTAGTAGCTACTAATCATAAACCGTATCATACTGCAGCGCAACAATTAGCAGATAGTTTAAAAGAATTTGCTCCTGAACATCCGGTAATACTTTTTACAGAAGATAAATGGGTAGGTTGTCCCGGAAATCATATCTTCGATGAAGTCCATGGCGGCATGCCTCCTTCTAACCGAGCAAAATTATTAGCTTTAAAAGATACCCCTTTCGATATTACTTGTTATCTAGACTCTGATATGGTATGTATTCATCCAGATGCACCTTTAATTTTTAAAGGTTTAAAAGATGGATATGATATGGCTTGGACTAAAATTAGAACATATGCTGCAGCTATGGTTTGGTGGGATAAAACTAAATTAAAAGTACCACATGGTGGAATGTGTTTATATAGAAAATCAGATAAAATGATTTCTTTTATGGATGAATGGTGGAAAAATTGGTGTTGGAAAAAGAATCAAATTGCAGAATGGGACGAGAGATGGAATGGCAAATATCCTTATTGGGAAACCAGAGGATGGGACCAGTTTCCTTTACATTTAATGATGGGTGTTATTAGACAGGATGATCCATGGTATAGACCTGATATAAAATGGCATTGGGTATATGGTGGTAATCCACCCTGTACACCTGAAACAGATGATTGGAATGATGGAAGTGATTCAAGATGGAATTGGATTATTGGCTATCATCATGATAAAGAAAATATAAAACCAGAAGATATAGTTTTTCATGATTATTCGTGTTTACTATTTAAAAGTCAATATCAAAATGGAAGAATATGAGTACTCATACAATACATCTTGCAAAATATTGTAATGATTTAGAAGTTTTAGATATCTTAGAAGAAATTGGAGATTATCTGGATAGTTTAGATCCAGAAAAATTTAAAATTCCCAAATCAAGACAAAATAAACCAGAATGTTTTAATGTTATTTGCGATCAATATTTAAGTGAATTTAGAACAACTGTTAGGCCTGGTCCTCCATGGCATCAAAATATTCATGATCTTTTATTAAATTTAAATACAAGACATCGAAACCAAAAAATTGCTGGGTTAGCAACTACTTTAGGAAAACGAATAACAGGGAGGAAACAAGCTCTTAGTGCTATATATCCACCAGGAGGATATTTGGGTTGGCATACTAATGCTGACGTGCCAGGTAGAAATTTAATATTCACTTGGTCTAAAACAGGTGAAGGTATTTTTAGATATAAAAATTATACAAAAGGATACTTCTTTGATATTCCAGATCATATAGGTTGGAATGTAAAATCGTTTGACTGGTTCAGCCATGGTGAATCTGAAAAAGAAGGATATTCATGGCATTGCGCCGGCGCATCTTGTATGAGAGCAACTCTTGCTTTTGTTATTCATAATAATCCAATGTCTGATGCAATGTTAGAAGAAGATTTTAATTTGACACCTTGGAGCCCAGGTTGTTTTATTAGTGAAGAAGATATGCATCATAAATCAGAATGGTGGGATATTAATAAAGATAATATTATTAATAGTTCATTAGATTCGGAATTAATTAAAGAAATTAATAATAGCCCTTCTGGTGTAAAATATGGCCCACGCTAATTCACCAATTGAAAAAAAGGCTCCTTATATAAGAATACAAAGCAAATGGTTTAAAAATAATTGTAAAAAAATTATTGATGAATTTGATGAAAGTTGTACCCGCGGAACAACTATAGGCGGCAATATAAATGATAAAAGAAAATCAGATGTTTTTCTTTATGATATTTGGAAATTAGATTTACCTGATTTTCAAAAAGTAGTCATTTATAAAATTAAAGAAATATTTACAACAGAAAATAAAAGATATCACTATGATTTAGATTATTCTTCTATAAACATTCAGTTTACTAGATATAAAGTAGACGAATTTTATGAATGGCACACAGATGATGCATTTATTTTTACTCATAAAAAACATAATAATGTAAGAAAATTAAGTGTAATGTGTCCTTTAAATGCTGGTGAATATGAAGGTGGTGAATTGCAACTAAAATTAGATTATCAAGAAGAACCTAGAAATATAAATATCGAACCGGGCGATATAATAGTATTTCCTAGTTTTACATTACATCGAATCCTTCCCATAACTTCAAACATACGATATTCGTTAGTTGCGTGGATCTCAGGACCTCCATGGAGATAAATACAATATATGCAAGGGTTCCAAACCCTGTTTATAATCATATTGTAGGGACTGAACAATGGCAATACCGCAAACACGCGAACAACTTAAACAATACTGCCTTAGAAATTTAGGTCATCCAGTTATAGAAGTCAATGTTGATGACGATCAATTAGAAGATCGCATAGATGAAGCTATACAAATCTGGAACGACTATCATTACGATGGCGCCGAAAAAATCTATTTAAAACATCAAGTAACAGCAACTGATATTACTAATGAATACATATCAG